TTGAGTCTGCTGCTCACGTGGCCCGTAATAACAACATGGATAGGGCTTTTGCTATTGCTCCAACTGCTAGCTGTAGCTACAAGAGCTTCGATTTGGACGGCTTCACAGCTACACCAGAAATTGCACCACCAATAGCAAGGTCAGTTGATAGAGATTCAGATACCTTTGGTGTTGAACACTTTAACTACGGACCAGTAGAGATAGCTACAGAGGTAGGTTGGAATGCTTACAAAAAAGTAGCTGATCAGATGATGATCATGCTTAATAATACGGGACTTCTTCATGGATACTCATTCAACTCTTGGAGTGATGTAGTAACCTACAATGAACAATTTGTGGAAGAGTGGCTGCTATCACCGCAGACCTCCCTTTACTATTCCTTACAAGTAATGGGCGACACTCAAGATAAGACTGATGTATATGCAGCAGCTGATTGGGATGAAGTCGATGGTTACTTGCAGGATATTTTAAACGAACCTGTTGATTGTAACTGTGGAGAATAATGAGGAAAGATCCTTATCAGAAATTATTGGACCGTAAGCGGAAGTGGTCCCCCGTACAAACCACCGCTGGAAAACTAAAAGAAGGAAGTGAAGAAACTATATTGCGTGCGTTATCGATTCGCCATATGGAACTA